TGTAACGCAGATCGCGCACCGTGCCGATCTGGGTGTAGAGTGATTCGGCGCGGTCCACGTAGAGATGAATGGGCAGCAGGATCTGGCCGCCGTTGAAGTCGTTGGGCTGCGCCTGATCCATGAGTCCCGACCACGGGCCCAGGGTGCGGCTGATACCGTGCGCACGCTCCAGCGGGGTCCACAAGGAATAAAACATCCGCCAGCCCGCCGTATCGACGTCGCTGTACAGGCGGCTGTAATACGGCCCCGCAAAGGAGACGTCGCTGTTGAACGGGAAATGGTGTCGTACGTTACGCTCGTCCCAGACATAGGTGGAGGCATGGTTCGGCTCCATCCCCGTCACGTAATCCGCCGCCAGCACGCCGCCGATCAGCTCGGCGCGCCCGAAATGAAAATGCCGGAAGGCGCCGGCGAGCTGCTCGACCACCACGTGCACATAGTCCGCGTCCGCGAAGACGTGGTAGGCCGCCAGCGGACCGGTCAACCAGCTGGTACGGGTCGTGTAGGTGGTGTATGCCCCCGGCTGCTGGTTCCAGGCCAGCCCCGCGTCATAGCCGCGGCTGCCGGAGATGCTCAGATAGTGATCGGTGTAGCTGCCGGCCACGCCGCGGAAGTTGGTGGCGGCCCGGCTGGCGGCGGCCAAGTTGACGTACTGGGTGCCCTTGCTGATCTGCAGAATGGCGCTCGCGCCGGAGCCGACACCGGACCAGTAGTTCACGGTCCAGCCGTTGGCGGCCACGAACGCGCGCAGCAGATCCAGCAGGTCATCGAGGGTGGCGGCGGTGCCGGTCTGGTAGGCCATCTCTACTCCAGTCTGAGCGCCATGAAGTGGTAGCGGGCGGTGCGGAAGACGTTCTGCACCAGCAGGTGATCCACCCCGCCGATCTGGACGATGTCCTCGGCCGCGCGCGAGAAGCCGCTGCAATAATGGCAGCCGTCCAGCTCACCCAGCAGGCCCTTGATCGGCGTCTTGGCCGCGATCATGATCGGCAGCAGCGTATAGCTGCCGTCGGCGTTGTCGCGGAGCGTGCGCATGAAATCGCGGTCGATCGTAGCCAGCGACTGGTACGGCCACAGCACGAAATCCGTGTAGTTGCTCTCCGATGTCGTGCCGCCGTAGTTGCGCGGCGCGTACCACGTGCCGCCCGGCCCGCGCAGCTGCAGGCAATTGAGTCCCGGGTCGAAGAACAGGCGGTGATCGTGCGTCGTGTTCGCCGGCGTGCCGGTGCTGGTGCCGAATGCGCCGCCGACCATGATCGGATAGGGGTACTCCGTCGGAAAGGCGTACGGCAGGAACAGCCCCAGGTAGAATGCCTGGTAGACCGCGCCCACCTTGACCACGCCGACGAGGCGCCGGCCGCTGCCGACGAACCAATAGGTCATCGGATCGTCGTCGAGCAGCACGTAGGTCTCCGGGCTCACGCCCGGCTGGTTGGCGAAGGTCAGCCCCGCGTCGAAGCCAACCGCACCGCGCACCCCCCAGTTGAAATACGGCACGCCGGCATCCTGGAACGCACGCACGCCCACGTAGATCGCGTCACTGCCGGCGAGCCCAGGCCCGTGCAGGATGAGCTCGTTGCCGCCGCTCCAGCGGTCGACGGTCCACGCCTGACCGGCCGCACTCAATGCGCCTTGTGTGACGGCGATCGTGAACATATCGCCGAGCGCGAAGTCCACCGCACCATCGTTCACCGTGAAATCGATCACGGCGCTCGTATAGGGGATGCCCACCGTGGCACTGGGCAACGCGCCGGAGATCGAGCCGGTCACCGAGAACGTACCGCCATCGACGGCGGTCGCGGTGCACGTGAGTGTGATGGTCTCGGACACGCTTGCCGGATGCGTGTCGACGGCTGTCACGGTGCCGGTGCCGGTATTCGCGCCGGGCGCGGGCGCACCCGCGACACCATAGCCCGCGGCGAACCTCCGCAGCTTGTCGAGCAGGTCCAGGTGGCCGTTGGCGGTGCCGGTCTCGTAAGCCACAGATTGCTCCTATGCCAGGATCTGGCGCACTGCGCCCTGGTTGGCCGCGAGCACGTTGAGTATGGTGCGCTCGCCATCGCTACTGGTCAGGTAATCGCGGGTCATCGCCGGGTCGATCACGTTGACGATGCGCACGCCCTGTGAGCTGCCGCCGCCGTTGGCCTGATGGCGCGGATCGTCGCGCGTCAGCACCTCCTCGCCGCGCTGCAGGATGGCCGGCACCTCGTCGCCGGCGAGTCCGCCGTTGTGGTAGCGGGGCGCACCGACGAAGGCGAGCGCCGAGATGCTGTGCGTGGGACCGGTGCCTGCCAGGCCGCCGGTGTGTTTGACGTTGGCGGCGAGCGACCCGAACAGCGACCCGGCGCCGCCGCCTAAGCCCGACATCGAGTTGAAGAACGCGCGCAGCGCTTGCGCGGCGAGCAGCTCCGAGAGCATGCGGCGGATGGTGTCGACAAAACTGCTCAGCATGCCGTTGAGCCCATCCTTGAACGGATCGAACAGGAAGTCGGCGAACGATGACTGGATGTTGCGGGCGGCCTGCACGGCCATCTCGGTCATCGAATCGCCGGATTTTTCGGAGGTCTCTGAGAGTCCCTCCATGCGCTCGTGGATGCGCAGCGCGGCCTCATCGAACGCGGCGGCGTACTCCGGATAGGCGGCCTTGAGCTCCTCAATCAGCTCCAGCTCGCGCAACAGCGGCGCGTTGGGATCGACCTCGTCCATGATGCGGCGTTTGGCGTCATCCAGGCGCCGGCGGGTCTCCTCGGCGGACTCCAGCGCCGCGACCTCCTGGTTGAGCGCGGCGGCTGTGTCCAGCGCGGCCTGGGCGGCAACATCGCCGGCAGCCTTGGACCGGAGCTTCTCGATGTTGTAGGCGCGGACCTGCTCCTCGGTCAGCCCCAAGGTGTCCCGCTCGGTCTCCAGCTGCGCCACCAGGCGCTCGATCTCGCGCAGGCCGTCATCGCCGGTCTTGGGCTTGTCGCCCTTCTTCGCGAACGCCGCCTTGATGCGCTCGATGCCGGCCAACACATCCTCTTCTGCCAGGCTGGCCTTGGCGGCCAGCTCGCGGAAGGTGGCGATCTCGTCGTTCAGGCGTTCCTGGTCGGTGCGGTAGCGGGACAGGAAATCGTCCACCGGCCCGCGATCCGGCGTGGCCGTTTTCGGCACCTCCGTGCCCTGCGGCAGGCGGGCATACTCCTCGCTGAGCTGCTTGATCGTGTCCGCGAGCTCGCGCGACAGCTTGATCTCCGCCTCGATGGACTGATTGATCTTGCCGCCCGCGCCGTAGGGTGATGCCTCCTCCAGCTTCGCGCGCGTGCTGAGAAGCTCCTGGAGGCGCGCCTGCGATTCGGCGTACGCCTTGCGCTGCAGATCGATCTCCTGCACCAGCGGCAGCGCTTCGGGTGCGACGCCGGAGCGCTGCTGGCGGTAGGTCTCGAGCAGCGCGTTGGCGCGCTCGATCGCCTCCTGCGCCTTCTGCGCGGCCTGATCCGTGCGCTGCGACCACAGCAGCAGCCCGACACCGGCGGCGGCGAGCAGGCCCGGCAGGCCGCCGACCAGCGCCAGCAGGCCGCGGCCGAGGCCCAGCGTGGCGCGCGCCGCGACCTGGGCTCGGGTCTGGGCTGCCGTCAGGGCATTTTGCGCGGCGGTCTGCTGGGCCAGAGCCGCGGTCACCGCGCGCTCGGCCGCCGCGCGCTGCGCGCCGTAGATCGAGAGGGATTTGACGTTGGCCAGGTGCGCCTGCGCCTCGGCCACGGCCGCCGCGGTGCGCGCCGCGGCGGCACGGGCGCTCACCACCGCCTGCGCCGAGGCCGCCTTCTCCGCGGTCAAGGCCGCGCGCTGCGCGGTGATGTTGGCGACCGTCGCGCGCACCGCCTCGTACTGCCGGACAGCCAGTGCGGTCAGCGCGGGGCCTAGGCGCGTCGCAAGCACCACGGCCAGGGCGTCGATCCCGGCGCGCAGTGCCGCCAGCGTCTGCGCCGGATCGCGGCCGATCGCCTCCAGCGCCTCGGCCGTCGCCTGGGCCGCCTTCGTCATAGCGCCGGTCAGGCCGCTCTGGTCGGATAGCGCCTTGGCGGTTACCTGCGCCGCGTCGCCGACGTTCGAGATCGCGCCACCGAGCGTCTTCATCTGCTCGGACATCGCGCCGCCGAACCGCGACTGGCCGATCTCCGCGAAATAGTCCACCAGCGCCTGGGCGCTCTTGTCGATGGTCCGTGTGACACCGTCGAACGTCACGCGCATCTGGTCACCCTCGAGGGCGACCTCGAAGCCCATTGCGCGCATCGTCTCCAGGTTGCCGACGGAGGCCTGCAGCGCCGAGTTGGTGACCTCGGTGATGTCCTTACCCATCGCTGCGGCGACGTTGCCGAGCCCGGTCATCGACTCGACGGTCGGGTCGATGCCGCGCGCCTTCAGCAAGATAAAGGTCTGCAGCGACTGGTCCAGGCCGTACGGGGTGGTGGCCGCGAACATCTTCAGCTGCTCGAAGGCCGCCGCCGCGGCGTGGCTGCTGCCGGTCAGGGTTTTGAGCTGGGCGTTGTAGCGCTCGAACTCGACGACGACGTTTTTGATGCTGGCGAGCGCGCGGAGACCTTGCTGGAGCGACAGGATACCGACTAGCGCGGCACGGGCCTGGGCGAGCTGCTGGCTGATGGAGCGCACGCCTTGCGCTGCGGCGCTGTAGCCCGTGGCGGCCTGTCGGCCGCTGTCAGCCGAGGTCCGCCCAAACCCACGCACCAGCTCCCCGGCGCGCAGGAGCTCGCCCCGGAATTCCTTGCTATTGACGGTGAGCTTGATTGTGAACTGCTGATCGGCCATCTATACTCCCGCCATGCGCGTTCTGTCCGACACCTGCCTGCTGCTCGCCCTCATCGCCCTGCTCGTCGGCGCCGGCTGGCCGTGGTGGCTGAGCGCCGCCGTCCTGGGGTTGCTGATCCGTCCCGGCATGCCCTGGCTGGTGATCCTGCTCGGCACCAGTGCCTCCCTTCCGTGATCAGTTCAGCGCCTTCAGCACCCGTTTGAACGTCTTGCCGTCCGCCTGCGCCGCGCGCAGCAGGAGCAGCTGCTCGCGGGCCTGGGTGCGCGCCCGCCGGGCGTGGGCGGCGGCGAACACCCGTACCTCGGCGAGCGTGTAGGTCTGTACGTCCCGCCAGGCGTGGCCGGCCTCGATCAGGGCGGCGAAGAGGTCACACCAGCCATGACCGTCGTCAGCCGTTCGAGGGCCCCGGTCAGGCCGGGCAGCACCCGGCGCACGAAAAAATCCGCGTTGAGCTCCAGGATCGCGGATACCAGGGCGATGAACGCATCCGCGCCCAGTCCCGCCACCCACACCACCGGCCGACAGGTGGCGATCGCGACCGCGTTGATCAACGCCTCACCGTGGTCGGCGACCAGCGCCATCACATCGAGCTCCTCGGCGGTCCACAGCAGCTCGATGCCGCGGATCGCCCGCGTGAATGCCGGCAGCTGGCCAACGGTGAGCGGGCGGATCTCCAGCCGCTCGCCGCCGACCGTCAGCTCCACCACCGGCACCTCCAGCCGCTGCAGTTCGTCATCGCTCATCGCGCACCTCAGATCTGCACGATGCGGCCGAACTGGCCGAGCGTGGCATCGAGCTCCTTGGTCGGGTCATACAGCGCCGAACCCGAGAGGTCGATCCGCGCCAGCTCGTCGGAGATCAGGCCGAGGTTGCTGAGCGGGTCGAACAGCACCTTGTAGAGCTCGACCAGCACCGGCTTGTTGGAGTCGGCCGTGTTCAGGCCCTCGAAGCGCACCCACAGCTCCGGGGGCGCGGCGGTGAACATGCCGACGTTGGTATGGCCGGCGTAGGTGTAATCGACCGTGAACGGCTGGGTGAACGCGGCCGGGTCGAGGATGCGCAGCGTGCCGTGATCGGCCGAGACGATCTCGTAGTGCGTGCCCGCGGTCAGCGTCACCGGTACCCCGGCAGAATCCTCCACCACCACCGCGGACACAGCCGGCTGCGCCAGGCGCACCAGATCGCCGGCGACCAGGCCATCCGGCAGCGTCTCGCCGGTGACCGTCGAGCCGGCGATCACCGCCTTCGCGCCATACAGACCGAGCGCGAGGTTGTCGACCATGAAATCCTCGAGCGCGGCGGTGAGGCTGCCTTTCTTCTCGGTGATGAGCCGCAGATCAGTCAGGCGCTGCCCGCTGCGTGACTCCTTGTGCTCCAGCGTGGTGGTCTCCAGCGCGAGCGTCAGCTCCGGCACGTTGCCGACGTCACGGAACGCACCCGGCACGCCATTGGTGGCCACCGCCACCAGCATCTTGCCTTGGCCTGAGAAATACATCGCTTAGCCCTCCTGCTGCGGCTTCGCCGCCTTGGTCTCTGTGGCCGTGCCCAGGCCGATCAGCCAGCGCGCGGAGCTCTCTTTCATCGTCAGCTCGGCGCCGATCGGGTAGGCGCGGCCGGCGTGGGTGTGGGGTTTGAGCAGCTTGATGGTCAGGGTCTTCATGTCAGCACCTCGGTGGTGAACAGCAGCGGAAAGTAGCCATAGCCCGCGTGGTAGCCAGGCCGCGGCGCCTGGGCGCGCTTGAGCGGCCGGTAGACCTGCGCCGGCGGTGCCGGCTGCGGGTGATAGCCGGCGAGGGCGGCCAGGATCTGGCTCAGCAGCGGCCCGGCGTCCTCGCGGGCGTCGGCGCCGCCGCGGGCGTTGCGTACCGCCAGGACCACCAGCCAACGCTGGGTGACCAGCTGACGGGCGCCGTCGCCGGCGCGCTTGCCATCCGCGCTCGGGACATCATCACCGTCGTAGAGCACATAGGCCGCCGGCGTAGTCTGCACACCCTCTGTGAGATCGGTGAGTGCATCAGCCGACAGCACCGCGCGCAGCGCCGGCACCTTCGCCGTGAGGCGGTTGATAATGAGTGACTCAACGGCGAGGTAGTTCATGTCGCGCAGGCCCTGCCATCAGAACGTATCCCAATCGATCGCGCTCTTACCGCCCGCGATCACCGGCCGCCCGGCGGGCGTGGCCACGCCGGTGTCCAGCTCGCCCAGCGACGCCTTGCCGGTCGACAGGTCGCGCAGCCAGGCCAGCGCGCGGTCATAGCGGTCCTTCACCGTGCTGGTGGCGGCGTCTTCCATGAGCATGAAACGGGCGATGTCCATGCAGGCGGCGACCAGGTCGGAGCCGGCGATCAGCGCGGGCGCCAGCGGCAGCGGATAGCGTGGCGCCAGGTAGGAATCGATCCGCTTGCCCGCGCGCGCCAGCACCTCACTCAGCCGCGCGGAGGCCGCATCGGCGGCGGCGATCGCCTCGGGCGCGTAGGCACTGCGATCCCCGGCCTCCAACGTCAGCCGCAGCAGCTCGCCGGTGACCAAACGATCCTCGGGCGCGGCCAGCTCCGCCAGCTCGGCCGCGCCGAAAAACAGCATGTCGATCGGCGTGGCGTACATTTACTTCGCCTTCTCCTTGCTCTTGCCCTTGTCCTGCGGCTCGGGTTCAGAGGCGACAACCACGGAGCCGGGCGGCAGCGCGGCGATGGCCTTGGCGCTCATCTCCAGGGTGCCACCCGGGGCATGGCGCTTGCCGTCGTACTTGATCGGTGTCTGTGCAATGACCTTCGGCATCATCCTCTCCTGAAAAGACGGCGGGCCGGCGGCCCGCCGAATACCCTTCTTCTCGCGGCTGTCTTTATGCCACGGCGCTGACGATCAGGAAGCCCGAGGCGATGCCCGACAGTACCGGCGCGCGCTCGTAGCCGACGCCATACACCCAGGACTTGCTCTGGTTCTCCCAGTAGGGCTCCTCGACCATCGGATGGCCCTCCATCGTGTAGGTGTAGCCATAGCTCGGCTCCTCGGCCCCGGAGAGGCTGGATGGCACGTAGGCCAGCACCACGTCCTTGCCCCAGATGTCGATGGACGCGCCGGCATCGTCGAAGGCGATCGCCTGACCGATGACCACGCGCTCCATGTCGAACAGGGCGGCGAGCAGCTCGACGGTGACCACTCCGCGCTGGGTGTACTTGATCTTGTCCAGCACGTCCGGGTGCTCCTTCAGCACCGCGAACACCTTGGCGGAGATCTCCATCACGTTCGGGTAGACGCCGGTCGTGGCGCGGATCGCTTCCTTGGCATCGTTGATGTCAGTGATGGGGTTGGAGTTGGCGTAGTCGCTCCACTGGTCGGTACCTGCCAGGGTGACCTTGTGGTTGGCGTCGTACAGCGCGGCGTTGCGCGCGAGATCCGCCTGCTCCTTCTCCAGGATGAGGGAGTTCACCCGCATCACGGCATTGATGTAGCGCGTCGCCAGGTCGATGCCCGGCACCTGCTCGGCCTCGCGCTGATGCTCGCGCGGCACGGCGGCCTCCAGGCCGTGGTTGAGCAGCGCGAACGGCTTACCCTCGTAGCCCAGGCTCATGCGCTTGAAGGCGGCACCCGGCGCGCGCGCCGTGTTGTAGAGGCGGAACGCCTCCTTGCCGAACTCGATGACCTTGCCGCCGCTGGTCAGCACCGGCACGCGCGGGAACAGCGCCATGCCGACGTGCTCCGGATGGCGGTAGCCCTGGACGACGGTGGACAGGATGGGGTCGATGACCCGACGTTGTGCATTGGTGGGCATGGAACGCTCTCCTTACGGCAGCAGCATGACTTCGATGAGATCGCCGTCGGCGGCGGCGCCCTGCAGCGCACGCGCGACTGCGACGCCGGCGGCTTTGGTGACCAGCTTGCCGCCGGCCCCGACCTCCAGCTCGGCGCCGGCCGCGATCACGCCGCCGGCGATGGCGATGGAGGTACCGAGCACGTCCACCGCGACCTGCTCGCCGAGGGCGGCATCGCTGATGGCCAGGCCCTTCATGGCCGCGGCGGCGGTGGCGACGTTGCCGTCATAGCCGACGGCCTGGTGCTCGCCGAGCGCCGCAGCGGCGGCGATCGACAGGGTGAGGACAGGGATCTTGGTGGCGGGCATGGCTTACTCCTTCTCGACCGCGCGCACGGCGGCCTGATAGTCGGTGGTCTGGTGCTGGCGCATGTAGGCGAGCGCCTTGCGGTGCGTGGCGAGCTTCGCGGCGTCGACGGTGTAGCCGGCCGGCGCACTGAACTCCGCCGCGACGGGCTCATCGGACTCGCCGCCCAGCGCCTGGGTGAGGTTGTGCCGCGGCAGCGCGGCCACGAACTCGCGGAACCAGTCGATCGGGGCCTTCTTGACCTCGGCCTCGCCGGCCATGAAGGTCAGCGGCTGCTCGACGGTGGCGAGTTCCGCCATGAACTGCGCGGCGCCCTCGGCCTGCGCCGGGGTCAACCGCTCGGCCTCGACCTGCTCGCGAACGAAGGCGGCGAACTCCGCCGCCTGGCGGGCACGGCGCTCGGTCTGCAGCTCGGCGGCCACCTGCGCCTGGCGCGCGGCGAACTCCGCCTCCAGCCGCGTGCGCTCCTCGTCGCGGACACGGTCGAGATCGGCCTGCGTGAATTGGCTCATGAGGGTGTCTCCTTCAGGGTCTTGCGCGGAAAACGCGGGGGCGGCCTGCGGCTCGTCGCGCAGGCGTTCGGCATGGGCGGTCAGGCCCTCGATGTCCCAGTCCGGCAGCACGCGGTCTGCCTCCTCCAGACTGAATTTCTCGATAAAGAACTCACGCATCCGGCGCAGCTCGCGCGCCACCACGCCCGGCGTGTAATCGTCGGACATGAAGTCGCACACCTCGCCGGTGGGCGCGGCATAGTTGAGCGGCGCAAGCGGAATCGCCGGGCGCTTGGCGCCGAGGAAGCCGACGTGGTCGACGAACCAGCCGCGGTCGCCCTTGGCGATGCGCACGGAGCGGCCACGGTAGTGACCGGCCTCGACCGATTTGGCGAACTCGGGATGCACGTCGCGGAACTTGGCCTGCAGCGCATCGCCGTCGCGCTTCATCTCGCCGGTCCAGCCATAGGCCGGATCGTTGTGAGCGGGATGTCCGATGACGATCGGCGCAGCGGTGGCGGCCGAATGGTTGGCGACCATCTGGTCGAGGTCGGCGGCCGTGAACGTCCGCGTCACACCCTGGCTGTCGGTCTGGGTGCCGGCACGGAAGATCTCGATCCAGTCGTCGAAGCCGCGGAAGTCGTGGGTGCGCTCTGTCATGGAGCGCATGATGCGGGTTCGAGGGAGCGGAGTGCGGTGGGAAATGTTTCCCGCCCACGAGATCGGGGCGGGCTTTTTTAGGCTGCCTGCATCAGGGGGGCGGCGTCAAGAGGGTGCCGCTTCTTCTTTGCGCAGAGGGGTAACGCATGAAGCCGGCCTACAAAGTGAGTGCGGTTCTCACTGCAATTTTATCCGTATCGGCATACGCCTCCTGGGTGCTCTGGCTGGAGCACCAAGAGAAGCTGGCGGCAATCAATGCCGATGTACGGCTGAAACAGATCGAGAACGAGCAGGCGCAAATGCTACTGCAAGCAGGTTTGCGCGCTGCACCTCCAGACATGCGGCCGCCGCAGCGGGACGATTGTGCCGGCAGCGGAATCGCGAATGACTAAATGTTTGTTCTCGTTATTTCAACCTGCTTTGCCTTGTAGATTTTCTTCGCCGCATTGAAGCGTTCAGTAACGATCACGTCGGCCTTGAATCTGAGCTGACCGTGGATTTTTGCGGGGTTTATTCCTTCAGACAGGACAAAGGGGACGCGACCATCAACAACGCCAGGGACGATGCCGCCCCATCCCGTGTTCGTCTTATCGCGATCGCTCGCATAGACAATGACCTCGACATCGGTGTACTTCATCGTGCGCTCAACCGGCTCGGGAGGGGAGTACTCATCGGGAACCTCTCGAACAAACTGAGGGTCGATCCGAAGTTGGGACATCCCCTCGATCTCAATCGTCGCGTCCGGATCGGCCTTCGCTGGCCGGATCACACCCACCGCATCCTTTGCAAGCTGCTTTTTGTCCGGCATTGCTTCCAAGATTTCGGAGATCTCTTTACCGGATATCGGGACTGCAGCGCCGATGTTGACGATATTGTTGTTGTAGGCGGTGATGTTTGGGGTAGATGATCCGCCGGCAAGGTGAGCGCCATAGCCAAGTACAGCACCGATACCCAACGCGACGACGGTTTTCACGGCAGCATTGTCCTCTAGCACTTTGGCCACCACTTCTTTGGCGTTTTCGTAATTCTCCTCGCCCCGGAACACGTAGCGAATAAGAAACTTCTCGGTGAGGCTGCCAGCTTCGATCGAGGCAACAAACACCTGGACCTCGGTAACTATAATGCCTTTATAGGCGCATTCGATAAAGGACGGCGTCCTATATATGAGACGCTCTATGCTTCTTAGGGAATCGATGATTTCAGGGATCGGTACAGCAGTCTTTGTTCTATAGCTGATTGAATATTCTGTTTCCAAGATCTGATTGACTTCTGCCACCCGTTACCCCTCCCCTTAGTTGTTTCAAGTTTCCGTAGCGCGGATCACCTACATGCTGCGTCGCCTAGAGTCGACAATTAGGCGCAATTGCCACCTGCGAGGCATTACTCGGATACAACAACATATGCATAGCTAATACGGTCATTTCCATTTGGAAAGATATTTACCTCCTTCAGCCCTTCGATGCCGCTCCATCTGATTACTGCTTTGCTTCTGAAATCAGGTGGCTCAGGTTTCAGTCCAAGCGCCGCAATGGATGAAGGAGAAAATGCCAGATTATCTAACATGTGAATTTCCGTTCGAGTCACTCTGTTATTTGCGAAGATTAGAAAGACGCTCCCATTCTTATATGAGCATCGCTCTCCATATTCGTTCTGCTCACAGCGCTCTTCACTGCCCAGCCATGTGACTACCGACTGCCTTGAAGCATTCGCAACATCTTTAATTGGAAAAACCACTGCCACAGGTTCTCCACTACTACAACCTAAGATGGTAGTTGCCAGGATGGATGCAATCGTTCGCTTAATCATCGCTGCACTCTCTCTTCTCCTCATTTCTTCTTGGCGGGTTTCTTCTTCGTCGTGGGCGGCGGCGTGCGCGCGGCGAGCAGCGCGGCCATTGATTCCAGTGCGGACCGGCCCGCGGCATCGGCGGTGCGGTAGGCCGCCAGCAGACGGGACTCGCGGGGCGAAAGGCGCTCACCGGCCACATCCTGGCCCTTCCCGGTCAACAGCCAGAGCGGCTGGATGCTGTAGAGGACGTTCAGCTTGATCAGGAATTCGGCATCTGGGAGGTGGGATCCAGCTTCGTAACGAGTGATGGTCTTACGACTGACCCCCAGCAGATCAGCGAACTCTTGCTGAGTCATCTCCCCTCGGATCGCCTTGATCCGCTCCCCAACGTCAGCCGAATCGTCACCCATACAAAATCCCAAAAATGACCCTTGCGTATGGGACAACTATGTCCCATACTCTCCCTAGACGCTGCCAATAGGCAGCCTCTCAACCCAAAAAACGGCGGTCCTGCCAGACCGCCCCCGAAAATCCAAACCGACAGCACGCTGTCGGTTTGCCCGAACCCAGGAGGTGCG